GATAGGCGCGCACCTCCTTGCCGCGCTGCCGTGTCCTGCGGCCCGCCACCACACCAAACCCGCGTCCAGCGAACAGCGGCAAGGCGGTGACCAATGATCGGGCTACAGACGTTCGCCGAGCGCATCAAAGCCGAAGAGACGTCCGTCGCGGCAGGTCAGCCCGGCTGCGGCTACATCGACCCCGGCTGCCACGGCGGCCTCACCTGTGTGCGTGTCCAGCACGACGACACCGCGCCGCACGTCGGCCGCACCCCGACCGTGGCGGACGACCCGACCAGCGGCCAACTCACGCAGTGGATGCCACCCTGCCCGCCGCCCACTGCGAGCACGCCGTGACCGGCAGTCGGCTGGCCGTGTTGCAGCCCGGCGACGTCGTCTGCGTGCGCACACCGTCCAAGGTGTTCGGACCCCTGATCCGGTTCGGGGCGTGGCTGCGCGGCAAGCCGGCCACCGTCGATCACGTCGCCGTGGTTCATCACCGCGACCTCGCCGGCATCCTCTGGGCCGTCGAAGGAAGACCGGGCGGGGTCGGCTGGGTCGATGTCACCCAGTACGACAACCGCTGGCTGGTCAGCAACGCGGCCCAGCCCAAAACCGACGAGCAGCGGCACCAGGTGTGTGACTTCGCCGAGCAGTCGCTGCGCGTCCCGTACGACTGGTCGGCCATCCTGCAGGACGCGATGAACGCCCTGCACGTGCGGGACCTGTGGGCCAGCCGCGACTACGGCGACAAGCCACCTGGCCACGTCGTGTGCTCGAGCCTCGCCGCGTGGATCTACCGGCGGGTCGGGTTGGCCGAACCGTGCGGGCCGGCGCGGGCCTGCGAGCCGTGTGATTGGGCCCGGTTTATAGCCGATCGGGCATGGCTGTAGTGATGTTCTGCCGGACTGCGGCCAGGCACGCCAAGTCCACCCCTTAGCCGGTTCGCCCGGCCTTCGACGCGACCTCCCACCGTCTGGGCGTAGAGCGCCACACAGAGGTGCGGCGTCGAGGCCGGGCCTACCCCCCTCATCGTGGCGGCGGCGCCGGGCCGCTGGAGAACGGCCGGGAGAAGTCGGCGTTCGTCGCCACCCGAACACCGCATCGGGGGTGAGCCGTGGCCGACGGTGAGGCGTGTCCGAATCCGAAGTGCGGCCAGGTCCACGACCCGCGCCGATGCACGAGCCACGCGAACATCCACGAGAACCCGGACGACCACACCAGCCGCATCGTCGGCATCCGGCCCTGCCTGCAGTGGCGGATGCGCGGCCTGACCGTCTGCCGCGCCCACGGCGGCGCCCAGAAGGTCACGCGAGCCAAGGCGACCGAGCGGATCGAGCAAGCGAAAGTCGAGAAGATCGTGGCCGACGCGGTCGTCACCTACGGCCTGCCGGTCGATGTCGACCCTGTCGAGGCGCTGCTGGCCGAGGTCCGCTGGACCGCCGGGCACGTCGCGTGGCTGCGTGACCGGGTTCAGGAGATCGAGCAGAAGGCGCTCGTCTGGGGCAAGACCAAGACCGACGACAACCAGGCCACCGAGTTCCCCGGTCTCAACACCACCGAACAGGCCGTCCCCAACGTCTGGCTCACCCTCTACCAGGCCGAGCGCAAGCATCTCGTCGATGTCTGCAAGACCGCGATCGCCGCGAAGATCGACGAACGCCGAGTGCGCCTGGCCGAGCAGCAGGGCGAGATCCTCATCGGCGCCATCCAGACGATCCTCGGCGAACTGAACCTCACCGCCGAACAGCACGCGAAGGTGCCGGAGATCGTGCCGAGAGTCCTGCGCTCCATAGCGGGAGGCCAAGCAGCCTGACCCTGGGAGGGATCGTGACCGCGGTCCTGTCGCCCTGGGAACACGCCGCCCGCCATTTCGAGGCGCAGGCCGAGGTCGACGTGTTCGCCGCGCTCGGGTTCGAGCCGGTATGCAAGCCCCGCGTTCTCGCCCGCCAAGCTGGCACCCCCGAGGACGACCTGCCCGCGCCGTGCGGGCAGTGTCCACAGGAACGGTTCCTGAACGCACCCGACGAAAACCTGGACATTCTGTACGGCGGTGCCGGCGGCGGTGGTAAGTCGTGGAGCCTACTGGCCTACGCCATCCGCACCTGCGTCAGGTTCCCCGGCATTCAGGCGTTCTGGTTTCGTCGCAGCTTCCCCGAACTCAACCAGTCGGTGCTGCGGACCCTGGCCCGCTACGGCTACGCCAAGAGCCTGGGTGCCCGCTGGGACGGCTCGAAGTACGAACTCCGTTTCCCGGGCGGCAGCGTACTGACCTTCGCTCACGCCAAGAACCTCCAAGAGGCCGCGTCACTGTCGTCGGCTGAGGTCAACCTGCTGCTGCTGGACGAGCGGACCACGATCCCGCCGGACGTTGTGGACTTCCTGTACACCCGCGTGCGGTCCGGCGTGACCGGCGTCCCGTGCCTCGGGGTGCGGTCGGCCAGCAACCCCGGCCACATCGGGCACAGTGTCGTCAAGTCCGACTACGTGGACGCCACCGACCACGGCACCAAGGAGATCATCGACCCTGCCGGCCGTCGGCGCTCATTCATCCCCGCCAAGGCCACCGACAACCCGTACGTCGGTGACTACGAGAAGACCCTCGCCGGCATCGCCGACCCCGACCTTCGCGCACGCATCCGAGACGGGGACTGGTCAGCGATGCCCGACGCCGCGTTCCCCGACTGGAAACGCGACCGGATCGTCGTCCCGGCGTTCACGATCCCCGAGGGCTGGACGTGCTATGGCGGCATGGACTACGGCTGGGCCGCGCCGTCGGTGTACCTGGCCGCGGCGAAGGACTCCGACGGCCGCCTGTGGTTCTACCGCGAGCTGACGATGGTGCAGACCGCCGAGCGGGAGCAGGCCCGGCGGATCCTCGCCGCGAACGCCGGCACGCAGATGAATGTCATCGCCGCCGACCCGGCGATGTGGGGCAAGGTCGGATCCGGCCTGCCACCCGCCGACCAGATGGCCACCGAGGGACTCACCCTCACCAAGGCCACCAACGATCGGCTCAGCGGCAAGTCCCGCATGCACACCTACCTGTCCGAAGGCCCGGCCTGCCCGTACCACCGGGCGCTGGACGAGGACACCTGCCCGATGCTGCACGTGCTCGATGGGGCGTGCCCGCAGTTCGTGGCGACGATGGGGTACCTGCCGCGCGATCCGAAACGGCCGGAGGACGTCGACACCGACGCACCCGACCACTGGTACGACGCCGGCCGGTATCTCGTCATGGCCGTCGGCTCTGGCGCGCAGGCGTGGATCGACTACTTCCGTCGCAAGGCCGAAGCCGCAACTGAGAGCGGCGCGGGCGCGGCGACAACTCAGGCCGCGGTCGCTGAACCTGCGTCCGCACAACCCGAGACTCCCGCCCCAGAAGCGCCCGAGGATCCCGTCGCCGCGCGTAAACGAGCCCGAGACGCCGCCTACCGGCAACAGCGCACGTAAGGGGGCTTCCCCGCATGGGTGTCCGCTCTCGCCTCGGTACCGGCTTCGCCACGCTCGCCAAAGTCTTCGGCCCCATGGAACCGGCAGCCATGGCAGCCGGTGAGGCCGCCGCAGGCATGACCCCCGCGACCCCGTTCGGCCCGGGCGAACCGATCGGCCCCTACGACGGCTTCAACCGCACCCCCCGCACGCACGACTTCGTCTCCGGCTACAACATCTCCGCTCGGCCCCGCACCCATGAGCGGGTGTCCTTCGAGGGCCTGCGCGGTCTCGTCGAGGCCTACGACGTCGCGCAGATGTGCATCTGGCATCGCATCGACTCGATCCGCTCCCTCGACTGGTCCCTCATCGCGGCGAAGGGTTACGGCGGCGACACGACCGACGCGATCCCGGTCGGCATGGCGGCACTGACCAAACCTGACCGGCAGACCCCGTTCTCGGTGTGGCTCGCGTCGTGGCTGTACGACATCCTCGCCTACGACGCCGGCACCCTGTACCGCCTGCGCAACCGCCGCGGCGACGCCGTCGGACTGCGCACCGTTGACGGCACATCCGTCGCCCCGCTGCTCGACTACTGGGGCAACTCGCCCGAGGCGCCCGCCGAGGCGTACGTGCAGTACGTGCAGGGCCTGCCGTGGAACTGGCTGACCCGCGACGACCTGATCTACGAGCCGTTCCGCAAGCGCGCCAACTCCCCATACGGGACCGCACCGCTCGAGTCGATTCTCCTCAACGCCAACACCGACCTGCGGTTCCAGGCCTACTTCCTGCAGCGCTTCACCGAGGGCAACATCCCGGAGGCGTTCGCGTCGGCGCCGGAGACGTGGACGCCGGGGCAGATCGAACAGTTCCAGGAGTACTGGGACGCCGCGATGTACGGCGACCAGGCCGTCAAACACCAGATCAAGTGGATACCGGCCGGTGGCGGCATCGCCTGGACCAACGAGAAGGCCTTCTCCGACAGCTTCAGCTTGTTCCTGATGCGGAAGACCTGCGCCGCGTACCACGTCGTGCCCAGCGACCTGGGGTTCACCGAGAACGTAAACCGCTCCTCGGGCGAGTCGCAGGCCGATGTGCAGCACCGTGTCGGCGACCTGCCGTTGCTCCGCCACGTTCAGCAGATCCTGTCGAGCTTCCTGCAGGACGACCTCGGCCTGCCGTTGGCGTTCGCGTTCGATTTGGGCGAGGAGCAGGCAGACCGGCTGGAACAGGCACAGGCCGACAAGGTGTACGTCGAGATGGGCGCGATCTCCGCCTCGGATGTGCGGGAACTGCGCTACGGACTGCCCGAGCCGGATGGCATCCCGGTGCCGCGGTTCATCTTCACCACGCGGTCCGGGCCGGTGCCGCTGTCGTCGCTGTATGCGGTGGCCGGCGAGGTCGATGCTCAAACGGCCGCGCCGGAACCCGGCGCACCGCTGCCTCACACCGCCTTCGCCGGGGTCGAAGGCGCGACGCCGGACCCGCCGCTCCACGCCGTTCCCCTCGCGGAACAGATCTACGGGCCGTCCGCGATTCCGTCGCAGCCGGTCGCCAAGGAGTCGGCTGTGGCCGCACCCGCATCGACCGTAGGGATCACCGCGGAGACCGGGATCGTCGGCTACGACCTCGTCGGCCACCACGACGACGAGGATGACGACGAGCAGCAGGAGCTGGTCAAGCGGGAGCTGACCTCCTTCCGGGCGTTCCGCAAGGCCCGGCGCCGGGCCGGCATGTGGCGGGACTTCCAGTTCCGCACCGTCGGCGCGGTCGAGGGCCATCGGCTCAACGACGCCGGGCGGTTCGCGGTCCGCAAGGCGACCGGGCAGGTCGCCGTCGCCGGGCTCGCGGTGCAGGCGGCCGACACCGGCCGGGTGCTCATGTTGCAGCGGGCACTCGACGACGAGGACCCCGCGGCGGGCATGTGGGAGTTCCCGGGCGGGCACATCGAAGACAACGAGTCGCCGATGCAGGGCGCATGGCGGGAATGGGCCGAAGAGACCGGCCGCATTCCACCGCCCGGCCAGCAGACCGGCACATGGACCAGCGCGGACGGCGTCTATCAGGGCATCGTGTGGCAGGTGCCGACCGAGGCGTGTGTGCCGATCGCCGACCGCGGCCAGATCTCAAACCCGGACGACCCGGACGGCGACCAGGTCGAGGCCATCGCCTGGTGGGATCCAGCCCTGCTGCCGGGTAACCCGGCGGTGCGGTCGGAACTGCTGGAGTCGCTCGACGACGTCCTCGCCGCGCTCGGCATGCCCCAAGCGGGCGACGAGTCGACCTGCCCGTGCGGCACACCGGTCGTCTACGACGAGATGGACGGCTGGCAGCACGCCGACGGGTCGATCAGCCACGGCGACGGCGAATCGGTCAGTGACAAGATGCACCGCGTCGAAAAGGCCACGCCGGACCCAAAAGGCGACGCCCCTGACACGGGGGCGTCCACCGACTGGCCCGGCTGGAACCTCGACGAACGCACCGCCCAGCATTGGGCACCGCTGATCGCCGCCGCCACGGTC